TGGAGTGGGAACATTCCGTCTACAACGATGTGTATCGTAGTAGGACCCTGAAGAACATGCTGCGGTGGCAGGTGGACAACAGGGGTTATGGGTGGTGCAAGGACGGATTCTTGCGGTACACTGTGGAGGGGCGCCGAGCGAGCGGAGACATGAACACGTCGCTCGGCAACTGCCTCATCATGTGTGCCCTGGTGTACGAATATGCGCTGCTCCGTGGTGTGCAGATTAAGTTGTGTAACAATGGTGATGATTGTGTGGTGATGATGGAGCGGCGGGATGAAACTCGCTTCATGCAAGGCTTAGACAAGTGGTTCCTCGAAATGGGGTTCCGCATGGTCGCGGAAAAGCCGGTGTATGACCTAAACCATATCGAATTTTGCCAGATGCGGCCGATCGAGCTTGATGACGGAAGTTGTATCATGGTTCGAAACTTGCCGACGGCGCTCCGTAAGGACACGCTGTGCACGATGGACATCCGAAACGTGAAATCGCGCAAAGGTTGGTTAACTGCCGTTGGGAAAGGGGGTCTGTCCCTGACCGGTGGCGTGCCAATAGCCCAGAATCTCTACCGTGCTTACATCCGCATGGGGGAGGGCTATGAGAACAAGATGGCTGTGCAGTTGCGCATGCAGTCCGGAATGGGACGCCTGAGTGATGGCATCGACCGCACATTTGCTGAGCCGAGCGCCAGCGTGCGACTCCAGGTCTTCAAGGCTTGGGGCATCTCTCCCGACGTGCAAGTAGCGCTGGAGTCACACATGGATGGGTATGAGTTTGTGGATGCGGAAGTCTCGGCTGTTGATTCGCATCAGAACTACTCTACCATTTTCCATGCGATACCACGGTAATTATTGTGGCCCAAACTGGTCTGGCGGCCAGCATCGAGCATCCGTTATCAGCTCCGTGCCGCCTATCGACGACTTTGATCGCACCTGTCAGGTGCATGACGCTGCGTATGCAGAGGGGGACGACCTGGACCTCGCTGACAGAACATTCGTAGCCGATAACTTGACTTACTCCGACCCCAAACGGCTGCTTGCGGCTGCAGCGGTTGGAGGACAAGTGCTTTTGAGATCCCTCGAAAGACTAACCACATTTCACCCACCACGTACTATGACACAACGTTTACGGGGCGCCAGTGCCCCCAAACCCCAAGCTCGCCAAGCCGAGAAGAGCCACACCGCGAATTTCACCCAAGTCAGCGCTCCAGCTGCAGTTGGCTCTCAGATTCGTGGAACCAGCGCCAAAACACGGTCCAAAACAGACAACAACATCTCGTTGGACGTCTCCGTGTGCGTTGGCAGGCCTTCCTCCGCCACGCAAGCTGTTGTTCCGGAAATGCTAGCTGTGCAGTATCTTATGCCAGTTTGCCTCGGGAACGACGAAGTGCAAAACATGACGCGAGTCTACCAGCACTACCGGATCACCCGCGCCACCTGCCACTTTCGCCCGTTCCAGGGCACCGGCCAGGGTGGCGAGATCATCATAGTCTCGAACGAT